AGCAGTTATTTTCCTAGTCAAGTCGTAAGTGACGGAGAGAAGTTATCTATGGATTACGGTTTGAAAGTAGGTAAAGCTATTGAAAGCGAGTGGTTCAAAAGAGATTCTGGCACAAACAGGTTTGCAAGTAATCAAAACAACTTTCATAAGCTTAGACTTTACGCAAGAGGAGAACAATCAATACAAAAATATAAAGACGAATTATCTATTAACGGTGATTTGTCATATCTTAATTTAGACTGGAAACCAGTACCTATTATACCTAAGTTTGTAGATATAGTTGTTAATGGTATATCAGAAAGAACGTTTGACATAAAAGCTTATACACAAGATCCATATGGTGTTGAAAAAAGAACAGCATATATGGATAAAATATTAGCTGATATGAAATCTAAAGAGTTAACAGAGTTTGCTGCTGAAGCTTTTGGTGTTAATTTAATGGGTAGCGAAATGCAAGCTTTACCTGAAAATGAAGAAGAATTACAGTTACACATGCAGCTTAATTATAAACAAGCTGTTGAAATTGCAGAAGAACAAGCTATAAATGTTTTATTAGAAGGTAATAGATATGAGTTAATTCGTAAAAAAGTAAATTACGATTTAACTGTTTTAGGTATTGGTGCTGTTAAGAATTCATTTTCTAAATCACAAGGGGTTAAAGTAGAATATGTTGATCCAGCTAATATAGTTTATTCTTACACAGATGATCCTTATTTTGAAGATATATATTACTTTGGTGAAATAAAAACAATACCAATAAACGAATTAGTAAAAGAGTTTCCTAATCTTACAGAACAAGAGCTAAAGGAAATGAACAAACAAGGTTATCAATCAACTGGTTTTTATAACAAAAGCTTTAATGATTCAAATAACATAGATCAAAATCAAATACAAATACTTTACTTTAATTATAAAACTTACATGAACCAAGTTTATAAAACTAAAGTAACTGCAACTGGTGCTAGTAAGGTTATAGCTAAAGATGGTGATTTTTTACCAGGTGAACTTGATGCTATAGAAGCTAGGTTTGGTAAATTATCTAAACAAATAGAAGTATTATTTGAAGGTGCTATGGTTTTAGGTACTAAAAAAATGTTAAAGTGGGAACTAGCTAGCAACATGATGAGACCTAAAAGTGATTATACTAAGGTAAAACTTAATTATAGTATTGTTGCACCTAGGATGTATAAGGGAAAGATAGAATCTTTAGTCAGTAGAATAACCACATTTGCTGATATGATTCAAATAACACACCTTAAAATTCAACAGGTGATGTCTAGGATGGTTCCAGATGGTATATATTTAGATGCCGATGGTTTAGCTGAAATAGATTTAGGTAATGGTACAAATTACAACCCGCAAGAAGCATTAAATATGTTTTTCCAAACTGGTAGTATTATAGGTAGATCAATGACTAGTGATGGTGATATGAATCCTGGTAAAGTGCCGATACAAGAAATACAGTCAGGATCTGGTGGTGGTAAATTACAAAGTTTGATACAAACTTATAACTACTACTTGCAGATGATAAGAGATGTGACCGGTTTAAATGAAGCAAGAGATGGTAGTATGCCTGATGCTAAAACACTGGTAGGTGTACAAAAGTTAGCTGCTGCAAATAGTAACACAGCAACAAGACATATACTACAAGCTGGTTTATTTTTAACATCTGAGTTAGCTGAGTGTTTATCATTAAGAATATCTGATATTATAGAATACTCACCAACTAAAGAAGCTTTTATTCAAAAGCTAGGTAGACATAACGTTGCTACATTAACAGAAATGGGTAATTTACATTTATACGATTTTGGTATATTTATAGAGTTAGCACCTGATGAAGAAGAAAAAATGATGTTAGAAAATAACATACAACAAGCTTTACAACAACAAGGTATAAATCTTGAAGATGCAATTGATATTAGAGATATTAAAAATACAAAGCTAGCTAATCAATTGTTAAAGCTTAAAAGAAAAAAGAAAGCTGAACAAGATCAAATGATCCAACAGCAAAACATACAAGCTCAAGCTCAAGCTAATGCAGAGGCGCAGCAGGTTGCAGCTCAAGCTGAAGTTCAAAAAAACCAAGCTATAACTCAAAATCAATTACAATTAGAGCAAGGTAAAGCTGAGTTAGATTTACAAAAATTACAAGCTGAAGCACAAATGAAAAAAGAACTTATGAACCATGAGTTTCAGTTAAACATGCAAATAAAAAAGATGGAAGCAGATGTGCTAAAATCTAGAGAAGATAATAAAGAAAATCGTAAGGACGACAAAACAAAAAAAAACCAAGCGACTCAACAATCTGAATTAATAGATCAAAGAAATAATCAAAAACCACCTAAAAACTTTGAATCTTCAGGTAATGATATAATGGGTGGTGGATTTGGATTAAATCAATTTGATCCAAGATAATTTTTTAATAATTTTATAATATTATATTATGGCTAAGAAAAAGAAAGCTGAGGTAGTTGAAGAAATTACCGAAGAACAAACACAACCTGTTGTTGAAAAACAAGAGGAAGTAAAAGAAGAAAAACCCGTTAACGAAATAAAAGATGACGGTACTATTAAGGTTGATTTATCTAAATATGCTAAAGAGCAAGAAGCTTCTAAAGAAGATGTTGCAAAAGTAGATTTAAGTAAAAAAGAAGAACCTAAAGAACCTGTAGAAGAACCTATACAAGAGGTTACTGAAGAGGTTAAAAACGAAGAAGTCGTTGAAGAAACCCCAGTTGTTGAAGAAATAACTGAAATAGAGGTTGAAGAACAAGTTGAAGAAGTTAAAGAAGCAGTTGAAGAAGCTGTTGCTGAAGCTCAAGAGACTGGTGAACCACTACCTGAGAATATAAAAAAGGTAGTTGAGTTTATGAACGAAACAGGTGGAACATTAAACGATTATGTTAAACTAAATCAAGAATATGATAAGTTAGACGATCACGAATTGTTACACGAGTTTTTTAAACAAACAAAACCTCATCTAACAGATGATGAAAGGGTTTTTGTCATGGAAGATTTATATTCTTTTGACTAAGAAGTAGACGACCCTAAAGATATTAAAAGAAAAAAATTGGCATTAAAAGAGCAAGTTGCGAATGCCAAAAGCCACTTAGACGGGCTAAAGTCTAAATATTATGCTGAAGTCAAAGCTGGAAGCAGGTTAGCGCCTGAACAACAGAAAGCTGTAGACTTCTTTAATCGATACAATGAAGACGCTAAGGTTACTGAGAAAAATAAGTCAATCTTCAAAAAGAAGACAGATGACGTTTTTACTAACGAGTTCAAAGGTTTTGAATATAAAGTTGGTGAAAAAAGATTTAGGCTTAATATCAAAGAGGCGGATAAAGTTAAAGAAAGCCAATCAGACATTGGAAATTTTGTAAACAAGTTTACTAATAAGAAAACTTTTGCAATAGAAGATGCTAAAGGTTATCACAAATCATTATTCACCGCAATGAACCCAGATCTCGTAGCTAACCACTTCTATCAACAAGGCAAGGCAGATGCTATCAAGGATAGTATGGCTAAAGCAAAAAATGTTGATATGTCACCAAATCAAACGCATGGAAATGTTATTCAGTCTGGTGGTATGAAAGTTAGGGCTATTAGTGGAAATTCATCTAACGACTTCAAAGTAAAGATCGGCCGACCAGCCAACAAAATAAGTTAAAAATTAATTAACCCTTAAATTTAAAAATTATGAGTTTTGCAAGTTCGCCAAGCACATTGGCAAATTTAAACACGTTATCGCCAAGACCAACGCAATCGCTTTGGGGAGATAACTATTTGAGCTTCGATTCTGCATCAGGTGGTGGTACATTCGCACAGCAATTTTTACCAGAAATTTATGAAAAGGAAGTAGAGAGATACGGAAAAAGAACTATCTCTGGTTTCCTTAAAATGGTAGGAGCTGAAATGCCTCTTGCTTCTGATCAAGTTATTTGGTCTGAACAAGGAAGATTACACATCGCTTATGATTCATTAGAGTCTGGAGCAAACACGGTACAAGTAGCAGATGCTAGTGCAAACACACTTACACTACCAGCTGACCACTTAGTACAACAGTTTGATACTATTATCGTAGTAAACAACGAATCAGCTAGATTAAACAATACATTAAAATGTAGAGTTTCTAATGTAAACGGACAAACTGTAACTGCACTTCCATATGCACAAGCTGCACACGACACTGGATCGCTTTTCGCTGATGGTGACGATATTAAAGTATTTGTATATGGTAATGAATATCCAAAAGGATCTTCAGGAATAACTGGTTCTATTGACGCTTCATTTACTCAATTTAGTAATAGACCAATCATCTTAAGAGACAGATACCAAGTTAATGGTTCTGACACTGCACAGATCGGTTGGGTTGAAGTTACAACTGAAAACGGTGCTTCTGGATACTTATGGTATTTAAAATCTGAGCACGAAGCTAGATTAAGATTTGAAGACTACTTAGAAATGTCTATGATAGAAGCAGAAGAAGTTGCTGCTTCATCTGGTATATCTGGAGTACAAGGTTCTGAAGGTCTTTTTGCAGCTATCGGTTCTAGAGGTATGGTATTTACTGGTACTGACTTTGACGTACAAACTGGATTTAACTCTGCTGGAGTTAGTACAGCTTATGTAATCAATGCTGGTTTAAGTGAATTCGATACTATTCTTCAAGAATTAGACAAGCAAGGTGCTATTGAAGAGAACATGATGTTCTTAGATAGAGCTACTTCTT